AAAATTGCTCTAAACTATTTCAAACTAACAAATCAGCAAAAATTGGTCAAAGACCTTTTAATCGCAACGCGTAACACAACTGTTTCTAAACGAGTCGTTTTGTTAGCAAACATCGTCTCGTTATTTAATACGGAAGCTCAAAATCTTGTAAAAAAGAAGAATTTCTATGTCCGAGTAGATCCAGAAGAGGTCGTCCAATATGAGACAATTGAAGCGAGTGTTTTTTTGAAACCCTATCGTGTTTTACCGCAAGCATGCTCTCAAAAAATCCAACATGATTGGGCGAATTTGTTTCAAAGATTCAGAAACCAACCATCAGAAAAAGAGAAATACAATGAGTGGACCAACAGAGCCACTGTCGAAAAATACAGCGACAATTGGCTATATCATGCGGCATTTTCGCCGGAGTGGTTTTCTAGAATCAAGAGCTGCAAAGGATATGTAGATTACCAAAATCAGCAAGTCAAATTTGTCAACGAAGACTGGGAAGAGGCGTTTTATAGTAAATACGGTTACGATCCAGATGAACAGCCATTATTTGTAAAAGAAAATGCGTTGAAACTTACAAAAAGCGATAATGCTAGCACATGGCAGCAATTCTTCGCGAAATATAAAAAAGATGGCATGATAAATGCGTTGGATGAGGAACTAGATGCGCTAAATGAGGAGCCACTAAAGTATTAGATTAAAGATTATTTCTTAGAAAATTGTTTTACACATGTTTTTATTGAAAGTTTGATTTTAATACACGTATATTTTGAAAGTTTGGCTCCACCTTTTGAAAGGTGGAAAAAATTGAAATTACTTTACTCAAATAGTTTAAAGGTATTATCGTAAACTATATATACATCAAAATGGTTAAAAATACTACTGGAGGTAACAATAATAAGAAATTCGCTCGCAAACATGCTGCTGGATCTGCTTCTAAGGCAGGATCTAAATTGCGTGTATCCGAGGATGAAGGCGAATTATATGCTATATGCACAAAAAATTTAGGTAATAATATGTTTCATGCTGTTGCGACAAATAGCGTCACATATCTGGTTCACATTCGCGGCAAATTCTCCGGCAGAGGGCGAAGAGATAATACTGTTGCTAGCGGCATTTGGGTGCTAATTGGCCTCAGAGAATGGTCGAATAATGGAGCGGCAACTTCTGGTGGGAAGCTAAAGATGCCCCAGTGTGACCTGCTAGAAGTCTACTCGGAACAAGATAAGACGCGACTCAAGGACGCAGTTGACGATGACTGGGACGTTCTGCTTATAAATGATCCGACTAAAATAAATAAGGAAGACCCTGAACATAACGAAGAAATTAAGTGGCAGACCGATAAAGATCTCGAGGAGGCAAAGTTGTTGGCGCAAATTAAAGCAGGCACTTGTGCGAAGATCTCGATAGAATCAACCAAAGCTTCTAGCCCGGCTTCAGAGATGGAAATCTATGTGGAAGATATTTAATTATCTTTAAAAATTAAATGTTTTGAATTGATTCTCTTATAAATATAAAATTAATAAATCTTTTTTATTTATTGTTTTTTATTCTTTTAATCTCTTTTTATTTCATTAACATATTGATGATAAAGCCCAATACTTGTTATAAATGCTATAAATTTCCATGACGGAAATGGGTCTTTTTCAGGTCCAGAAGTTTGCTGTGAAAAGTATCGGTTTTTAGTCTTGTTATATTGTTTTTTGCCTTCTTTCCCGATAAAGTTGATAACTTGTCTGTTAAATTTGATTTTATTGAAAGCGTAATTCATGCTATAATATATTTATTATATGATGAATAGTGTTTAAATGGTTTAAAATAGTATTTATTTGTTGGTTTGTTTTGGATTAAAATAAATATTTAAATTTCTTCAACATATTGTAGAAAAAAAACGGCATTATTGCTGGAAGCGCTCCACCTATTGTTGTCGTAAAAGGATAATCTAACACTTTATAGTATTCGTCTAGACTACTGAATATCATTGTCTTTCTAAAAAAGACATCTACTAAAACTCCGTAAATAGCTAAATACACATAATTCAGAGGCAAGCAGAGAACATATAGATAAAACATCTGTAATATTGCCATCATACCGGTAGCAATACAGATCGCCTCGGCTCGCCCGTGTTGAGCAAAGTATTTTTTTAGACCTCCATCTCCACCCAAATATTTAACTCTTATTTGTAAAAATATATCGCCAAATAATCCTGTTAAACATGCGACGCTAACAATATCGAGCATTTATATATACTTTTAATAAAAAGTATATATATCTTAAAAATGAAATGAAATAAAAAATAATTTAATTATATTTATATTTATATTTATATTTATATTTATATTTATATTTATATTTATTTGGCTACGCTATACTATTTTTTTCGACAACCTTTTAAAAGGTCCAATTGGCATTTTCCGCACATTCCTTCTCCATCCGTGTCTTCATAGTAGCAAACTTTACCGCACGTTCCGGTGCACATAAAGTAATTTTCGCCGTCTTCTTCGTTCTCTTCTGACCAATAGCCGCCGTATCCTTGATCTTCTTCTGGTTCTGGAACCGAGATTTCTTCCACATCTGGAACTGTGAGCGCGCTTTTGAGTTCTTCCCAGACGTCTTTGTGAATTTTGGTTACTCCGTTTTCTTTTTTCTTATCTAAAGAAGCACAAGTAGCATATTTTTGTTTTAAAGAGGTTAGTTTTATATTGGGCACCAAATTGTGCGCTTGCTGAATAGATTTGCCTTCTAAATAGGCTCTAGTGACTAGAGTAATTTCCTCTCTAGACCAGGTATGTTTATTTGCGATGGTTGACATTTTAAGAATGAAGTTTGTTTAATAAAATACTTTAAATATTGTATTGAAAAGTATTTTCAATTTTTTAAGGAAACCAAGGTCATCGTTTCACAGACTTATGATCCTTCCTTTACACTGATTTTTATTGTTTTTATTGTTTTTATTGTTATTGTTTTTATTTTTATTTTTATTTTTATTTTTATTTTTATTTTTATTTTCTATTGGTCGCGGTCTCCTGTAAATATATATATCGTTTTAATCTAAACTATAAGCACTCGGGGTTAAAATGGCTTGCTGATAGGAGACAAATATACATAGTGGGAAGCCTTTAAATTGTTTTAAGGAGATATTATTTAAAATCTTGTTATATAACTGTTTAAAGATAACACGATATAATAATATATTAATATAACAATCCACAATCAATTGACCATGAGCAAATTTGACAATTTATTTAACCGACCTTCTTCTTCTTCTTCCGTTACAAGAAATGCCATTGCCAGTAGTGTTTCTACTCTAGAAAAAAAAACTAACAGTTTCATCTCTAGATCAGAAGAGGTCCAAAAGCCGAAAAATTATAACTTTCTAGAAGAAGAGTTTCCTGATTTGGCTCCCAAACAAAAAAGCCTAAGCAAAGCGGACATAAACGCATCCGAATCCAAAAAATATTCCGATATTACCTCAACTTTAAATGAAGTTAATGTAGAAAAGAGTATTCCTGTTTTACCCGGTTGGACCCAATATTCGGTTTGTAAGAAAACCGGCAAAGTAGAAGTAACACATGGTTCAAAGACAAAGAGACAAATAGAGCAAGAAAAAGAAGCATCAAAGATGGCTAATTCACTATACATTTATAGAGAGATGATTACAACTTTAGAACAAAATTGGTCAAGATATAAAAAACAGTATGATAAAATACATGGCGATGGAACATATGATTTAGTATACCAGTTTGAATTAGTTTATCCAGAAGATGAATATTTATCTGATGTAGAAAAGGATAATGATTATGGCAACGATTATGAGTATGATTCTTACAGTCAGGATGAGACTAAGCAGAAAAATTATAGCGTAGATGGCAAGCAGTAAGCAAAGCGACAATCAAAGCAAAGCGACAATCAAAGCAAAGCGACAATCAAAGCAAAGCGACAATCAAATCAAAGCGACAATCAAATCAAAGCGACAATCAAATCAAAGCGACAATCAAATCAAAGCGACAATCAAATCAAAGCGACAAAAAAGTGATAAGTTAGATTTAGTATTGTATTATATAATGGAATAGTAAATCAATGAACAAATATAATGATGACAAATACAATGATGACAAATATAATGATGAAGAAGAGGAAATGGATGTCGATTCTTCTTGGCTAGAAGAATTCGATAACTTAGACAAAGAATACAAAGACTATTATACAGAAGAATTGACAGTTGTAAAAACTCACTGTATTTACGTTAACAAAAACAATGAAATTGAACACATAATAGAAGACAAAATATTATTGAAAACTCCTGGATTATTATCCAAAGAAGAAACTGTTAGTTTGATTAAGCGCAACTCCATTTGTAACCAGGTGAAATATTCACTATTATATATTTTGAAATATAACATTAATTTAGATCCAGTAAATTTAAAAACTTTTATTAGAAGCAAATCAGAATTGGTAGATATAGGGTCATCTTTTTTACAATCTGTTAAACACATTGACGACATCAAATTCGATAAATCTATTTCCATGTTTCACGATTTAAACGAGTTATTAGTCATATTTTACAATAAAGACGCGCCTTTACCGCATCATAATAGGTCTGGGACTAGAAGAATATATATTAACTCAAGCTCATTTAAAAAGACTAAACGAAATATATTTAAAGACAACCTACCTTAATATAGTATAGCTAACAAACATATATGACAGCATTATTTAACGCACTAGATAATTTCACCCCTTCTCAAGTTGGAGAAAATGGTCATAGCGAATTTACTTGGTCTGCTGGGACTCGTGAGCGAATTTTACAGCTCAGTTTTCAGCTCACCAGGTGTAAAGATGATAAACAAATAGAAAAATTATCAGTAATAGCCAGTCAAATCTTGGCACAATTAGACACTGATTATCGTGCTCAAAAAATTACTAGAGAGGAATATCTTGGATACATGTCCATCATGTTCCGGCTTGTCGGACAAACCCGCGACATAATTGACGGCAAGGGAGAATATACCTTAGCATATATGCTGCTAGCCGTGTGGTATAACCATCATCCCAGTTTGGCGCTATTCGCATTCAAATGCTTCGTTTCTTTAGGTTCGGAACACCCATATGGATCTTGGAAAGACGTCAAACACATGATAAAATACATGAAGCAGAAAAAAACTGGACAAGAACTTGTAGCGTATGCGATCGGTCTCCTCAATGATCAAATCAGAGAAGACCTTAGTGCCGAAGTGCCTTCATTGGCGGCAAAATGGGCGCCCCGAGAGAAGTCCGCTCATTCCGAGTTGTTTGCCAAGTTGGCTTCTGACTTTTTTCCGCAATATGCTAGCTGTGCCAAGACCGAAGAGACTGCGAAAAAGGCGATTTCGAAAGCAAATATGAATTATCGTAAAGTGATTTCGTCGCTGAATAAGAAGCTAGACACGGTTCAGATCAAGCAATGTGGCCAAACATGGGCTGAAATTGAGCCGACAAAGCAGACTTCCATCACGATGCACAAGCAGAAGACCGCTTTCTTAAACAAGACGAAGAAGGGTCAGCAGCGATCTGACTTGGAAGACCGCATTGCGTGTGGTAAAAAATTCGAAGAATTCGCTGCTAAGGCGGAAAAGGGTGAAGTTGAGATCAAGGGAAAGCGAATTGGGCTCAATGACTTCACCAAAGATGCTCTTGAATTAATTTCCAGGCAGCAGCAAAACAGCTCAGAGGCGCAAATTTTGAATGCGCAATGGGTAAATAATTCGCTACAGACTGGTCAGCTTGGAAAGATGATTGCGATGGTAGATGTATCTGGGTCTATGACTGGAGATCCGATGAATGCCGCAATTGCGCTAGGATTAAGAATCGCAGAGAAGTCATTGCTCGGTAAGCGAGTGCTAACTTTCAGTGCTTCACCCACTTGGGTCAATCTCGATGGCTGTAACAATTTCGTTTCTATGGTGGAAAAGGTTCAGCGAGCGGACTGGGGCATGAATACTAACTTTGCGGCCGCATTGAACATGATTTTGGACGCCATTATTCAGCATAAGTTACAGCCAGAAGATGTAGAGGACATGGTATTAACTATTTTATCAGATATGCAGATTGACTGTGCGGATCACAATTACGGCTCTATGATGGCGATGATCGAGCAAAAGTATGCGGAGACCGGTATGCGACTTTTTGGAAAGCCATTCAAGGCGCCTCATATTTTGTTCTGGAACTTGCGTTCTACTAGCGCATTTCCGGCTTTATCTAGCCAAAAGAATGCGTCCATGATGTCGGGATTCAGTGCTGCTTTGCTCAATCTGTTTTGCGAGGAGGGCCTAGATGCGCTACAGAGCTGCACGCCTTGGTCCATGTTTCTCAAGAGCATTGAGTTGGAGCGATACAAAGTCCTAGAACAGCAGCTTTTGGAGGAGCTCGCTTAAAGCGATTGCTCTTTAAGTAGGTTTTAAATTAATATATATTTCTTTTAATACATATTAATTATTGAATACTTTTGTTAATAAACCAAATTCTAAAAAATTGATTTATTTTTTACCATTTGTTAGTTAGATATTATCATTAATTCTTTATTCTTTAATTCATTCTTTAAAAAAATGTATCATATCGCAACTACTCGATTTAATAATGCCACTTTTGCGGAAAATATGGCCTATAGGCAGAAAGTTTCAGAATCCGTATTATACGGTCCAAGTATTCCAATTCATCAAAAATATTCGATCGGCTGCACCATGTTCGTCTTTGAGATGAATAATGAAGAAAACCGAATCGAAGGAATTGGTGTCATCAAGAATCAGATTTTCCACGAGAAAAGATACAAAATTTACAGCGAAAGTGATTATAATCGCATCATATATCGTGGCAAACACTGGCTCAGTCGTGAGCAGCTGCTTGAGTTAGACGAAGAATTGGTAGCCATATTTGATAAAATTCTGTTCAAAGGCAAGTCACATTTAAAACGACAATCTGGCATCACAGTTGTCACGGAGAAACTAACAAAAAAATGGGAACTAGATCTGGAGCAGTTGAAGCGGCGAGTTAGAGATCACTTTGTTAAGGGAACTGCCGTTCCCTTATGATCCCATGCTTTTAATGGAACAAGTATAAATCTTTAACAGCACTTTTGTTAGTCAAAAAAGAGCATGGGATCA